GTCGACGATGGTGTTGGCGACCGACTTCAGCGCGTCGTTCAGCTTCATTCCGTCGAACACCAGCCCGTCGAACGCCTTTCTCAGGCCGCCGCTGATCCCGCTGGACAGCGTGTTCACCTCGCGACCGGTAAAGACCATCGTCTCGCGCATCCGGGCCAGCTCGCCGTCAAAGGCCGCGACCATCGACACGGACGATCCCATCTGCGCCTCCAGCGCCTGCAGCTGCTCCTGCATCGTTCCGATATCCGCCATCGCCCTGATCCTTCCGTATGTCGGGAAACGCGGCGGCGAGTTCCGCCAGCCGCGCGCGCGTCAGGGGCGGAAGCATCTGCTCCCGCCCCAGCATGATCCGCAATTCGACCGGGGTCAGCCGCCAGAACACCCCCGGCTCCAGCCCCAGACCGTGCAGGCCCGCCTGCATCAGCCCGCGCCAGTCGATCCCGTTGCCGGGGTCGCTCATGGCTCACCGGGCAAGGAAAACGCCCGCGCCAGAAGCTCGGCCGCCGCCCGTGCCGCCTCGACCGGCCCGCCGCCGATCTCGACACGCAACAGGTCGGCGGCCTGGCCCTGCCAGCCCCCGCCACGCAGGCCGGCCACGATCAGCGCCAGCACATCGCGCGTGCTGAACCGCCTCTCCTCGAACCGGGACACCAGCTCCAGAAGCGACCCCGTCTCCAGCGCCGCCTCCAGCTCGGCCAGCGCCCCCAGCGTCAGCTTTGCCACGTGGCGCTGGCCGTCCAGCCAGATCGCCACTTCGCCCGCCCAGGGGTTCGCCATCGGGTTCGCCATCAAAGCGCCGTGAAGGTCAGCGCCCCGGCCGAGGCCATGGCCATCTCGTAACTCGCTTCGTCGTTGTGGCTGCCCGAATATTCGATGCTCGTGATCTGGAACGGCCCCTCGATCACGCCGAAATCAGGGATCACCACCTGGAAATCCGGGATCTCGCCGTCAAAGAAGATCTGCCGCGCCCGTTCGTCGGTATTCTCGTCGCGAAACACGCCCGACCCCGCGATCGCCGCCGACTTCACGCCCGCACCCGCCAACAGCTCGCGCCAGCCGCCCTGGCTTTCCAGGCTGGTGACGTCGACCGATTCCGTGTTGAAGCTGATCCGCGTGGCACGCAGCCCCGCGATGGTGACGAACTGGCCGTCCCCCGTCTGGTCGATCTTGATCAGCAGATCCTTGCCGCTTTGCACAGCCATGTTCGCTCTCCGAAACTGAAGTGATGAACCCCCGGCGATCTCGCCGAAGACTGGTCCTTAAACGCCACGCCACACCGTCGCCGCCCGCTCAGCGAAGACAGCCCGCAAGGGCAGGATGAGCGGCCCAGGCCCCTACAACTGCACCCGCGCGCGGAAGGTCAGGTCGATCCGCCGCGTCTCGCCCTCTTCGATCCGCCGAGCCGTCGCCCGAAGGAAGAACAGGCTGACCAGGCTGCCCCGCGTCAGTGTCAGGGGCGCGCCGATCAGCGCGTCCGAAATGTCGGCGGCGATGGTCTTGATCGACAGGAAACCGGTCGCATCAGTGATCACGCTGATCACCATCTGATGCTCGGCCCCCGCGCCGGACTTGTCCGACTGGTCCCGCGCCTCTTCAGGGCCAATAAGCACGAAGGTCCCCGTGACGTTCGGCGGAACGGCGTCATAGATCGCCACCCCGGAGAGGGACGGCCATCCAGACAGACGCTGGAAAACCGCCGTCTGCAGGGCGGGCGCTGCACCATAGCTCATTTCGGCACCTCCTCGCGGGCGAAACAGGTCAGGTAGCGGCCAAACTGGTCCCGCTCGGTCACCGCCTGGATAAGGAACAGCCGCGTGCCCTCGCGGAACCGCTGCCCGGCCTTGGGGCGGGACGGCGACCCGACCGCAGCCCCCCGCACCGTGATCCGGTATGGCACCGCCGACAGCATCCGTTCCTCACCCAGCGTGTCGCTGCCGGACCCCGGCAGAACCTCGGCCCAAAGCGTGCCCAGCGCGGCCCAGGCCTCGGTGAAGCCACCCGCGCCATCCGGGGTCCTGACGACCCCCTCCAGCCCCAGCGCCCGGTTCAGATGGGGCGCGTTCATTTCTTGCCCCCGCCGAGGATACGGACAGTGCGCCAGCGCTCGATCAGCGTCACGACGCCAAAGGGCAGCCCTGCCGCCTGCGTGCCGTCGTCATGCCGATGCTCATAATATTCGCCCGCAAGCAGCAGAACCGCCTGCCGCAGGTCCGCCGGCACATCGGTCCAGGCCGCGCCGAAACCAGCGTCGAAAACCACTTTCACGAGGCCCTCGCTCGGGATCGTGGGCAAGCTCATGCCCTTCCCTGCCAGCCGCGACCGGTGCAGGTCGGGGATCAGCCGGTAGGCCGTCGCCGGAACCACGACCTCGCCCCCCGCCGCATCAACAAGCGTCACGCTCACGATCCCTGACACCGGAGCAACCGGCAGGGCCTGCTCGGCGTCACGCCAACAGTCCAGCACCCACAGGAACCTGCGCTGGAACAGCATCTTGCCGATCCGCCCTTCGATGGCCGCCAGGGCCGCGCGAAGATGGGTCTCGATCAGCGCGTCCTGCAGCCCGTCGTCGGCAAAGCCCGACCCCATCCGCAGATGGTCCTTCATCTCTTCCACCGGCAACGCCACCGACGGCACCGGGGTTTCTTCGGTCAATATCATGATCAGCTCTCCGCCAGCGGCCGGGACATTTTGGCAAGGGGTCGGCCCAGCCCCCGCGATGGGGACCGGGCCAAAGTCATCAGGACACGGCGACCTTCAGCAGCTTGATCGCCGCATAATCGGTGATGTCACCGCCCACGCGCTTGTTGGCGTAGAACAGGACGTTGGGCTTGGCCGAGAACGGGTCACGCAGGATCCGCAGGTCCGGGCGTTCCGCGATGGTATAGGCCGCGCGGAAGTCGCCGAAGGCGATGGGATAGGCGTTCGCCGCCACGTCCGGCATGTCCTCGCTGACCACCACCGGATAGCCCATCAGCCGCGAGGGCTCGCCCGCCGCCAGGCCATCCGACCACAGGAAGCGCCCGTCCGCGTCCTTCATCTTGCGCACCGCACCCACGGTCTTCGAGTTCATCATGAACGCGCCGTTCGCCCGGTAGTCCGCGCCCAGCGCATAGACCAGGTTGACGATGCAATCCGCCGGATCGGTTGCGGCAAAGTCCGACGCAGCACCCGAGGGCACATAGCCGATGTTGCCCCAGGTCCAGCTCGCATCCGCCACCTTGGTTGGCAGAAGGATGCCCTTCGGCTTGTCCACGCCGTCGCCATTGACGAAGGCCGAGGCCTCGGCGCGGGTGAAGCGGGTGGCGATCTTCTCGGCCAGCCAGCCCTCGACGTCAAAGGCGCTGTCATCCAGCAGGCGCTGCGACGCTTTCGGCATCGCCGCCAGCTCGTGCAGCTTGATCGAGATGCGCTCGATCACCGGGGTCGCGGTCTCCGTCGTCGCCGCCGCTTCGGTCGCCCAGCCCGAGCCGACTTCCGACCGGTCGACGATCACGTCGAACGAAGTCGCCTCGACCTGCACGACATTGGCAATCGACCGCAGCGACGAGGTCGACAAGAGCAGCGACTGGATACGCTCCGACGTCTGCGGATCGACCAGATAGCCGCCATCGGCAGCGACGGCGGTCGACATCGCCTTGCCTTCCAGGGTCAGGCCGCGCAGGCCATCATCATCGCCCGACCGCAGATAGGCGTTGAACGCCTTCTGATGCGGGGCTTCCGTCTCCGCATGGGCCGAAAGTGCGGGGCGGCCAAAGGCCATCGTCTTTGCGTTCAGCATGGTCAGTCGCTCTTCCTGATGTTTCAGCGTTGATTTCACGTCGTCCTGAAAACGAGCGAACTCGCTCAGGAACCCGGTCATGGCCGCCTTCGCCTCGGCGGCCGGATTCTGGGCCGCAGGCAAACCTTCCCCGGCCCGAGCCTTCGTCTCGGTCATCGTCTTCTCCTTCGGTTTCTGATGGGAGGCCGCTAAAGCCCGGCGAGGCTCCGTCGCGCGTCCTCGAAGACCGCTGCAATATGTCGCCATCCGTCGTCCAGGTCGTCGGCCTTGGCCGCGACCCGCGCCTCGGGAAGCATCGGGAAGGTCACCAGCGAGACCTCCCAAAGCTCCAGCTCCGACAAAAGGCGCTTGCCCTTGCCGTCACGTTCCGCCTTGACCGTGCGGTAGCCGATCGACAACCCGTCGATGGCTCCGGCGGCCAGCAGCGCCGCAACCTCGCGGCCGCGCTCGACCTCGGTCAGGATGCGCCCTTTGACCCAAAGGCCCGTGGCATCCTCGCGCACCTCGTCCCAGACGCCGATGGGCTGGCCCGGATCGTGCTGCCACAACATCTTGACCCGCCCGCCCTTCGCCGCCAGCCGCTTCAGGCTTGCCGCATAGGCCCCCTTCTGCACAATGTCGCCACCCTGGTCAGTCTTGCCGAAAAGGGACGCATAGCCCTCGACCACATGGCCCTCGGTCACCACCAGGCCCGCCTCGGCCTGCTGGAACTTCCGCTCTGGTGCTCCGTATTCGCTCATCGCCTCACCTCATCGCTGCCTGGATGACCGTCTCGGCCATCTGCGCCAACAGGAACGCCGCCACACCGTAGACGCCGACCCAGATCCGTTTCTCCAGCCGCTCCAGCGTGGCCTCGATCAGCCCCAGCCGGTACTCCAGCCCCGCCCAGCGCTCGTCCGCGACCCGCTCGTTCGCCTCGATCCGCGCCGTGGCTGCATCGAAACTGTCATAGACAAAGCGCGATCCGCCTTCCCCGCGCTTCGGTGTCATTCCTCCTCCGCCAGCTTCGGCAGACCCAGCAGCATCCGCTTCTCAGCCACGGTCAGGAACTCCGCCGCCGAAACCCGCGCCCATTGCTGGTCCCGCTCGGACGCCAGCGCCGGAACCTGATCCAGGTCGGGCTTCAGTTCCACCGCCTCCCCCGCGAACCGCGACAGCCAATGCGCCAGGTCCGCCAGAACCTTGGTCGCGAGCGGCAGCACCGTCAGCCGATAGAAGGCCCGGTTCGCCTCCTGGTAATTCGCATAGGTCGCATCGCCGGGTATCCCCAGCAGCATCGGCGGCACGCCGAAGGCAATCGCGATCTCCCGCGCCGCCGCTTCCTTGGTCTTCTGGAACTCCATGTCCGACGGCGAGAAGCCCATCGGCTTCCAGTCGAGGCCACCTTCCAACAGCATCGGCCGCCCGGCATTCCGCGCGCCCTGATGATGCGCCTCCATCTCGCTCACCAGCCGGTCATACTGGTCCGACGAAAGGGCCGAGGCCCCATCCGCGCCCTTGTAGACAATCGCCCCCGAAGGCCGCGCCGCATTGTCCA